TGTCCTATTACATCTACTACTTGAGAACCACCGTCACCACCTGTTCCGCCTGAATCACCATCTCCTGTTCCGTCTGAATCACCATCTCCTGTTCCGCCTGAATCGGTAGTGGATTCATACCATATAGCATTAACTACTTTGTCATTAAAATTAACAGAACTGGCTATTTCTAATGCTCTTATTGCTATTGTAGAATCGGTAAGGTTATTTGCATTAGTTCCCCAATCACCAAGATCAACAAAATTACCAGGTAATAAAGAATTACGAGGTGTATTTACTTTAGCCCACTCAATACCAGCTGGTATATTCCATTTTTGAAAAACTCCAGCTCCATTTACTTCAACTTGACTTAATATAAACCAATTATGATAATCTTCACTATCAGCAAAAAAAGCTCCGTTTAATACACCATAGTTTATTTCTGGATAAAAATTATTAATGGAAGCATTAGTTGTTACTAACGCATCCACAACATAATAACCATCACCATCAATATCACCTCCTTGTACAACAACACCACCAGCAAATCCTGTATCAGAACCTTCATTATCTGTTATTATTTTATAAGAATAACTACAACTTCCATCTGATTGGATAGTAGCTTCTGAATTATAAGTGTCAGCATTTGGATCCATACAACCATAAATTATAGTTTCTGTTATAATATTTTCGGTAGTATCATATATTTCTTGTGAATAAGATGAATAAATGGTATCAAACAATGATATACTATCATTACGAATTTTGTTTAGAAAATTAAAAAGATTAATTTTATCTAAAAGATTTAATTTTTCTATATTTTCAACTGACGCTCTACTTGTGTTAAAATCTAAGGGATTTATTCCTAAAATATTCGTAGCTGATTTTACTAATACGGAATTATTAGTTATTCCACCGATAGTAGCAAAGTTATCATAATCATATAAATTAAGTTCATAATTTTTAGATGGATTTAATAATATATTTGTTTCAAATTTTTCATAAGCATCTATTTTTTCCCCCTTATAGCTAGCGTAAATAACACCGCTTATAGTATAAAAACCAGGTTTTTCATATGTATGATCTAATAAAGTAGTTCCCTCTAATAATTTAGGCTCACCCGTATATTCTAGTGGAGATCCATCACCCCAATTTAATTTAAATAAATAAAATCCAGTTTCTTCTGGTCCTTCAGCATAAGCAGTAAATCTATTTTTATTACCAGAAGCTGTTTTTAATCCCCTTGAAGAAAATAAATCTATGTTACCACTTTCAAGTCTACCATCACCTCTAGGATATAAGTAATATTTAATCTTACCTTCTGTTGCTAAATAATGTTCAGTTGAATTTATTTTCTTATCCCAATATCTATCAACTCTAATTATTTCATCGCCGTCATTTGGATTAGTTACAAATGGTAATGCATCTATTGAATAGTCATAAGTTGATGAATTAGATTTATTTTTTACGTCAACTATCTCATCACCATTACCGCCCATTCTAATAACAGAATCAACTGTTTTTTTATCATCGGTTAAATAAGGTTGAAATGTGGATTTATTAAAATTTATATCTTCCCAAAATCCCCTATTGTTTAAAGTAAATGTTCCAAGTTTTATTCTTCCATCCATATCATCTACTATTTCTGTAGAATCGTTATTTACAAGAGGGTTTCTATATAAAACATCTATTCCTTGTTCAGGTTGAAATACTCTAAGAATTTCGTTTAGTTCATTACCTTCAGTATATGGTCCTACTGATTGTTCTGCTTGATTAAAAAGCCCTTCTATGGATGTAAACTTTGGCATTAATAGTTACCACCACCCGCACCAAAGTTTATTATATCATCAGGAGTATTTGTAGCTACCGGTTCACTACTTTCTTCTTCAGTTTCTACTGCTACCCATGTAATAGATACACCATTCCAACTCCATTGTCCTTGTGGACTTAAAGTACCTGTCATAGGATTTGTCATTGGATTAAATCCATTAGGAGCACCAATAGGCATTGGTTCTACATTAGAAGTTTCTTCTTGAGTTTCCGATGGGTTATCTAAAGGATCTATATCTTCGGCTTCATCTACAACTATACCACCATCATCTTGTGGTGAAGTATCTCCATCATCAACTGATGAAGCAGTATCTTCCCCATCAGCTGGTGGAGCAGTAACACTTATATCATCAACTTTATAACCACGAGCTCTTAATAAATCACTTTTACTTATTATCTCAACCTTACATTTAGCACCTTCTAAACTATTTGCTACTATATCGTCTCTATTACCTTCTGTTAGATTGTAATAAATTTTATGATTTAACCAATATTCTTTTGACTCGCGAAGTGGGTTACCATCATCTATATTATATTCTACTACATTAGGATTATAAGTAGCACAAATAAAATACCATTCATTTAAATCATCAGTTGGTATTGTAGGGTAAATTCTAAAAGATTTACCATACCTTGTAGCAGGATTCATATTTCCACCCACACCATTTTGATAATTATCTTGATTTAATGTATATCTTTTTGGATTACTTGATCCCCAATGATTATCCCTAACTACGCCATCACCAGCATCAAACACAACCAATCTTAATAACCTAACAATTTTATTATTATCAGTATCAGTTTTTATGTACGTTTCTAATCTAAATCCATGTGGATTTTCTGAAGAGTTTGGATTACCGAAATTAAAAAGAGTTCCACTTGATTGTTTATCTACAAATCTTACCCACATTGTTATTGTAAAACCATCTGATAAATAACTTGGTGTTCCATTTGCATTTAGCTTTTGAAATTCTAATAAATTATTATTTTGATTTCTGATGATGATTGCTTGATTTGGTTTTCTTATTTTAAGAAATCCATTTGATATGTTTTCATATTCAGGTCTTACATCAGATAAATCTTGAATAACATTATCAACATCACCAAGATAAGTGTTGAGTTTATTTCTCAATGATTGAAGAGTCTTACCACTATTATCTTCATTTGCTTGGTCATCTAATCTTGTTACAAAAGCATCTACTTGGTTTTCATGACTAACACGACTCTCTTCATCATCTTGATAATTATTAGGTTGTTCACCAGCACCATCGCCATCTACATCTGTAAAACTAGGGGATGGTCCTACTAGTTCATCAAAGTCTGAAAATAAATTATTTATCTGCTCTTGACGATTTGGTTGTGTTGGAAGAAGTTCAAATATATCAGTATCTAAAACTTCTCTAGCTTTATCAGGATCTATTTTAGAACCAGTTTTTGTTTTTGTTAACTGACTTAAATTTAAAATATCTGTAAATATATCTCCAACTTTACGAGCAACATTTACTTCATATGAAGTAGTCCCATCTGTAAATTTTATTTTATATTGAATAACTGGTTGTGGAGGCGTACCTTCTGCTGGTAATTCTTTTTGTATAATAGAAAACTTACCTTCTAATTCAGTAATATTATTATCAAAAATATACTGACATAGTTGTTCAAAAATATCACCTTCTATATCTTTTCTATTTTCTAATGTATTTCTATCTTTTTTATAAAATACAAGAGGCTCATCTTCTGTACGACCTGATTGTTTTATCCCATTACGGATAGTTGTTTGAAGAGAAAAAAGTTGTTCATCAGTTAGGGTATTAGATTCAAACCATAGCTTATAAAAAATATCACTTACTGCTTCACGAGTTTCTTGTATAGCAGCATAGGTTACTTTTCTAAATATTATTTCATCTGGTTTTAAAATATGTGATATACTACCAGCGTTATATAACCATTCATCACCATTCCATTTCCATTGTTCTTCTGGACTTAAAATATTAATTTCTGCACCAGTTGCTGCCCATGTTGTACCTGGTCCTGTCCATTCCCATTGTCCTTGTGGACTTAAAGTATTTGTCGCAAAATTACCCAAGGATGGATTAAATTCAGCAGGAGGATTAGTAGGTTTTGGTTCAGGTGGAACAGGTGCTGGTTTTTCTTCAGTTACACCCGCACCAATCATAATTTCACCATCTTGATGTATATGATAAGGACCTACATAAAGTTCTTCAGGATTTTCTACAAAGAAAAAACTATCTTCTGATGTAGCAGTTAAACCAACTTGAATAATAGGATTTACATATATTTCAATATCATCTTGGGTTGTGTCACCACCAGTAGTTCCGTAAGCCATGATTAAGTCCTTAGTATAAATTCAAAATCATTATCATATATTATTTCTTGACCATCATCGTGATTAACTTTTATTAAAATTTTATAAGCACGATTGGGTTCAAATGAATCTAAATCTTGTTTGAAATAATTAGAAGTTGTATCACAACTCATAGTTGTATAAGCACTAAACGGAACAACAGACTCATTTGTTGCCATATCAATAATAGAATAAGTACCCTTACCATGTGGTATAAAACTACCACTAACGGTTTGAACTGATGTTGTAAATGATTTTTGTATATATCTTTTACGAGCACCAAATCTAAATTTTATGGTTTCGTTTTCTTTATACGCTTCTCGTAAGTGTATTGGGTATAGGTAGTTCTCACTATTACCAGAAACATCCAAGGTGGTCAAGCTACCTGTGTTAGAACCAGTTGCTGGAAGATGGTCGTCCCACTTCAATTCTATCTTAGGAGAGTATATAGTGTTGGTCTGTCTTGAGAAAAATTTAAGGTCTTCAAAACTACCACTTGATGTTTCTCTACTGCCAGATATTCTTACCAACATACCATAGTTAAAATTTACACCACCAAACCATTTATTAGCAAGACTTGTGATATTCATATTGATATCAGGAGATTGTGCTGAAAAGGATTGAGATACTTCATCACCAGCAATATAAGTTCCACCAGGAGTTGTCCAACTTATCTCCGAGCCGTTTTGATTTTTTCTATATAACCAACTACAACCATCAACTGTTTTTGGAACATCACCTTCCTTACCAACACCCTCATTCCACTCTTGACTTAATGGATAAGCAGCAATTGTATATTCTTCACTTAATCCACTTGTTCCTTCTGTTTCATAAAGTCTAAGATTTAACTGATAGTCATTTGGTAAAACAGATGAGCTAATGTAATTTTCTATTTCATCAGCATCAAACTGAAGAAGAACTCTTGTTTGATAAGAAAATGTTCTATCTGCAAATACTTTTTTTAATTCAAGTATCTCATCTTGTCCNGTGTTCTTATCCTTAAAGTCTTCACCTGTAATTGAGTTTGAACCACTATTAATAAAAGTATCCTTGGTTGTAAAAAAATATCTATGCATTATATTACCTTCCCATAAATGTCTTGGTTTGGATTTCGTAATTCAAATACAGCAGGTGAAACAGATGGTTTGTAAATACCATCTTCAAGAGAACTATGAAAATCATATTGAAATCCATAATTAGAATCATCCCCTATAACCTCACCATCCCCTCTATAATAATATAATTTTCTGCCACTAGCATATTCATTATTTCCATCTTGAAATAATGTTAATTCTTTTATCCCAATCACACCACTTAATCCTAATATATTATATTGTAAATCATTTATATTAATTGATTGTCTAAACTGCATTTTCTCTACTTTAAAAAAGTCTTTTATTACTTGAATTACATTTAATTTAATTTCCGTTGGATTTAATCGTCTATCACCATTTACTTTAAAATTAACACCAAAATTTATTAAATAACCAGAGAATAAAACTTCTTTTAAATTAAATCCAAAATCAACTTGATCATTTATCATCCTAAAATGATTAAGATAAGTAGCTATATTCTGTAAAACAAGTTGTGGTGTTTGAACTAATTGTTTATTTTGATTATAAGAAATAGTAGAAACCAAAAGAGTTCCACCATCTAATCTCTCTACATAAGCTTTAGCAATACTACCAAACTTTGTTGGAATACTTTGTATTCTTGCTGTATAATCTTCTTTGGTTACACAACGGAGTTGAGTAGCAAAAAACGCACTAGCATTATTTTTAATCTCATCTACGGTTTGACCATCTGTCCCACCGACACTAGACTCATCGTTTGTTACAGATATAGTTACACCATCAGGAGCATTATTTATATTGGTAAGTTCTCCAGCTTGAACATTTGATGTAGCACCACCACCTACTCTATAAGTAAAAGTCATTATAGTATTTGCTGGAGTTTCACCTAAGTTTAAATTATTTCCAATAGTAGAACCTATAGCGCCAGGTATATCAGCAATATTATTTCCATTTATTGTTACACCAGCTTGTTCAACAGGATCTACATTTGAACCTGAATTACTAAATCTAAATAAACCATTCCCAAATTGAACCTTATATGTTTGAGTATCTTCATCGAACTTTGTTATAAATTTTTTGTTTGTTTTAATGTATTCAGCAACATATGGAACAGGCACCGATGATAAAACAGTTGTAGCATTACCTTGGTCATAAGCACTATCTCTAGTTGTATCATCACTATAATGAGTTTCTTTTAAAACTTTTTCTTGTGCTAGGTAATCAACCTCATACCATGTAAGCCTGGATGAGTCTGTACAACTTAATATCTCAACTACATTATCATCTCCTAAATCTAATTCTAAAAATTTAGTTGGACTTGTTATAGTAAATGATTTTGATTTTGTTTTTCCTGATATAGCTCTTACATATCTAGTAAGAGTATAAGATTCCGCTTCCCCATTACTATCTAATGTTGGAGCACTTATAGCGGGATCACCAGAACCACTTGATGTAAAATCTATTTCTCCTGTTGTTTCAAAAAGTATTTGAGAATCTATACTAGAAGCAATTTGTAGCCCACTATCTATTGAAGATGGAGCTTGACCATAATTAGGTGTACCATCTGAATTTGCATCTATGGTTGTTGTTACTTTTAAACGAACAACCGATGGAGTTTTGTTAGGAACTTTATATCCTAGAAATTCAGAAAGTCTTCTTACGTTTCTTTTTTCAGTTGCAGTTGCTAATAAGTTTTCTTTATAATTGTAATCAATATAATAAGAAAGAACATCACCAACGTAACTTGATAATTCTATTAACATCATACCAGGTGATGTTTCATTAAAATCTTTGTATGTATCAGGAAAATAAGACTTGGTATACTCAATCAAGTCAGCTTTGATTGTACTGAAATCTTTGCTTGTGTAATTTACATTCGTTTCTATTAGTTTTTGTTTATCGGTATATGCCATTAGTAAGCTCCATCGCCTGTTGCTGATGAGGTTTCATCACCTACACCATCAAATGTAACTTGAACACTTTCTAAACTATTAGGTGTTCTATTTATATTAAATTCTATATTTATAGTCACTTGATTTATATCATCTCTTCGGTTGACTTCAATGTTTCTTAAATCAACAAATGGCAACCATCTCTGAAAAACATCTACTATGTTATTTTCAATTTGAATTGAAAGGTCTTCGGTCATCTGTTCAAATAGAAGTTGTTTTAAATTCATACCTAAACTAGGTTGGAATAATCTTTCACCTTGATTGGTTTGTAGTAAAAGTCTTATGTTAGTTTTTACAGCCTCAATAGTAGTTTTAGTTGTTGCAAAATACCCATCTCCACCAGCAACCCTAGCAATTGGAAAGTCTATTCCAACTGATACTCTACTATCTTGGTCTTCTACAAATCTATCTTTTCTATTATCTAGTATTGGCATATTATACCTCTACGACTCTTTTTAATTGAACTTTACTTTGCATTGATTCTACCTTACCACCACCCATTGGATTATCAACACCTTGACCTTGATCATCAATCTTAACGGTAATCATAGGTATCGTACCAGGTCCAACCGGTGTAACGGCAGGAACAGCACCTTGACTTGCATTTAATTTAGTTATAGTAAATGTTTGAGCTTGAACCCAATTTATTATAGCTTTAGATAAATCTTCTGCTAACTCATCAACTTTCTTTTGACCATCGGATGTAGCATTAACATTATCTTCACCAAGGTTTTTTACAAAGGCAGCATATATGTCGGATTTAAGCCCCATTTCTAAACTTTTCCTTTTCTTCTACTTTCTTCATTACACCTGAATAATCCTTGGTAAAAGCATTAGCCAAATGTTCAGGTAAGTTTTGAGCATCATCAACTACTGATTTTGTTTCTGCTTCTTTATTTATATTCTTCCATTCACCTGAGTGAGCAGTTTCTTTTAAGATGTCATTTAAGATAGAATCCTTAGTCATTGGAACTTTCGTGTTAGATACTGGATTATTACCAGTAGTAGATGCGGTAGGTTGTGGCGCTCTATCTTCAACTATACTATTAGTTTTACTACTAACTAGCGCTTCATCTAACTTTTTCTCCAGTACCGAAAATTTATAATCTAA